GCTCGTCAAATTTTTCCAGCTCATCGAGCCAGCGGACGTTTTCCGCGAACTCTTGCATGACGTTGAACTGACGCACGGCCCTGGCGCCGCCGCGTGCCGCTGCGGCATCCAGGCGTACGCCCATGCCTGGCGCTTCTGGCGCGCGCGGCGCTTCAATCGCGCGCATCTGCCGTTCGGCCAACAGATCGCGGTAGGCTTCCAGTGCGCTGGTATCCGCCCTGCCACCGCTGCGGACTTTGGCAAGATTGATCCGGCGCTCAACGTCCTCAATCTCTTTGCGCAGCTTCTCGACCTCATCGCCGGCACTGCTGATGAGTACATTCAAGCCGCCGATGATCTTGGCGATCGTGCTCGCCACAACACCAAAGCCCCGGATCATGGAACTGGTGAGCGCATCCGCGGCAGCGATGACGGAAGGATCTTTGAGTGTGGCTGCCAGCTCTTTCATGCTCTCAACAGCGGCCGGCATGCCCGCTTTTGGCACCATCAGATTCTGGAAGGCAGCGCGCACACTGCCGACGCTCGCGGCAAATTCCTTGTTGCTCTCGGCCGCGGCGCGAATCACGCGCTGAAAGGCTTGTTTGACCTGTACCCCGAGGAACAGCCCGAACGCAATGTTGAGGCTGCGGAGCGTCGTCTTGATGCCGCGATCGAGGTTGTCAAATCCGCCCTTGATGGAGGTGAGAGTGGCCTTGGTTCGATCCTCGGCGGCGACAATGTAACGTGCAGTTGCGTCAGGCATTAAGGTGGTCGCTCCAATAGGAAATTGTTTTCATCATCTCGAGGTAGAGTGCGGGCTGGTCGGCGACGCCGCCGGCGTTCCATAGATGCCCGTCTCGGTAGTAACGGAATAGCTCGGCGATGGTGCCCATGTCTGGCGGGATGCTCCGCCGCGGGCACTTGTTGGTGGCGAACGCCCCGGCAATTTCCCATTTGTTCGCAATGGGTGAAACGCCATCGATGCAATCGCACCGGCCGCAAGGTGCCCAATCGGGCCGACACCCGACCCCTACGGCCGCGATCAGTTTTTTCTTTCTGGCTCGGTGAGTTTGGAGCGGTTGATGATTTCCGCACCGAGTTGCAATAGGAGCCCAGCCAACAGCGGGCCGGTGAAAAACTCCTCGAGCGCCTGAGCACTGAAGACGATCGGTGCGCCGTCAACAGTGATGCCACGCCAATCGCGCACCGAATACCGCGCAGACGTCATCAATCCTTCGCCGATGGTGGCCGGGCTTTCAACCAGCGAGCGCGCCGTAATGATCTGCGAAGCGGTCAACGGTGAGCAGAGAAAGGCGATTTTCTCGCCGTTGTATTCCAACTCGACCCATTGTGGGATCAGCTTTTTCGTGAGTTCCATGGCTTATGCGAAAGTCAAAGTGAAATCGTCATTGAAGGTCGCCGACTCCGCCAGGCCGAACAGGGTGGTATTGGTGCGCATGCCATCAGCTTCGCCCTGCGTCACGTTACGGTGGACGCCTAAGGCCGCGGCCAGCGTGACCCGATTTGCGGCCGGGCCAAGGTTGCCGGATGCGAATGCGCGCACCGTGCCCGCAGTCATATCCGCCCACGGCGCGATGGTGGCCACCAATTCATTGTGACGGCGGAGCTCCAAGGTCGGATCGCGCGCACCGATGGTAACTTCACCGAAGCCTTCCACATCGTTCAGATTCGGCGGGATCACGATTTCATTATTGAGATTGAGCGTGTAGCCCGCGACCACGGTGGTTACCCCGCCGATGGTCGAGGCCATGCCCTTGATCGCGACCGGCACTGTGGTGTCGTAGGTGGGCGCTGTCGCTACCTGGTCGGTCGGATTGGCCGTGCGTTTGCCGACGAAGTTGAAACGGCCGAGCAGAATATCGCCTGCCTCATACATGAACTCAACGTTGCCGCGGCTTCCCACGAGAATGTGGCGTACCGATGACGTGCTACCATCGCCAGCCTCGAAATAGTGCAGCGTGCAACTTTCCACACCGGTGGATCGCGGTGTGTAGACCACTGACACGCCGGCATTGATCGTTTCTATCAGGCCGCACGCGCGCAACAGGACGCCCACTTCTGGCGCGACCCCCAAACTGCCCGAGCCTTTAACTTCACACTCGAAGCTGATCCCCTGCAACATGCCGCCGTAGATTTGCTGCAACTCACCCAACGATGAGCGGATCGCACCGCGGCGGACCATGCGCAACCGATCGGGCGCGTGCGTGATGTTTCTGATGAGGATTGAATCAGCAGCAGCCGGCGTCGGGTCGGTGCCGTAAGTCACCTCAATTTTCGCGCGCACATGTTCGCGCTTGATGAGTCCGTGGCCCATGGTGGCTTTACCTCAATTCGGGTCGGAGTAATTCATTCGGTAATCGATCGCCCAGCGGGTTTCGAGCCGGCCGATCAGCAGCTGGCCCTGCGGGTCGATCAGCGGCGCCTCAGCGCCCTGATAGCGTTGGCCAGACACGAACGCCAGGCCATGGAATTGGTCCGTCATCATCGCCACATGGCTCGCGGCGCGGTAGGACAGCAACGCATCGACGAGGGCGGTCTCGGTGTCGGCCTGGTCGATGAGCACAATCGAGACGCCAAGCAGGCTGTCGATGAACGCCATGTTCGTGTTGCCCTGCTCCGACATCGCCTCATCGGGTCGCATGAATACGAGTAGCGCCGGCAGCTCACCCTCGACGCCGGACAAGGACAATGCGCGCGCCTTATACACGCGGTTGCCCCAGGCGCCGGCGGTCACATGCTCGGTGACGATCGCATTGACGATCTGCAGCGCGCGATGCATCTCAGCCTTCCAGAATGAGTCGCATCATGCCGACGCCATCCGGCTCGAGCCGGCGCACAACGTATTGTCTGCCAGCCCTGGTGACAGCCGTCCCCTTGCCGATCGATTGCGCTTTGGCGTCTGACTCACGGCACAACAGCACGGGTGTGCGCGTTTCCACGTCCACTTCGCCCGATGCTTCGGCGTACTCATTGTCGAAAATCGCCCACAGCTTGCCGGCAGGTGTCGACCATTCCTCGCCCAGCGCCTGCAGGTAAGCGAGGCGATCGGCCTCGCTTTCAATCATGTGTCGACTCAGGCGGTCTTTTGACGCGATTGCAACACAGCCGCAGCGAGGACCGGTCCAGTCGTTACCGTGGCGACGAAGCGCACATGCGAGCGTATTTTTCGCTTGTCAACAATCAGTGCCTGCGTGGTTCCGGCTGCAGTGATGCTGGCCGACGCCACGGCCGGAGAGAGGTCAGCCACACCAGTCCCGCCGGAATCTGTCGCATCCTGCAGTTTGAAGATCACGCTGCCAGTGATTGCGCCACAGTTGAAAACGAACTTCAGATCGCCCTCGTATTGACTGACGTCAATGAATGGCCCGTTGTTCGCACCAACGGCCCAGGACGTCGACCTGAGTGCCTCAATGTTGGCCGCTGCAAATGCTTCACCGCTAAACATGCTTCTCTCCTTTGCGCGCCTTCCCACTTACCAGGGCAGGGCTGCTCTCCGTCGTAATAGGCCCGGAAGCCGGTGGCAATGGCACCACCGGTTCGGCTTTACCCATCCAGATGAGCTCGCGAGCCACTTGATCCGCGAGCTCGAGTTCCGTGCCTGCCGCCTTTGGCTCTCCTGCAACGCAGAAGGGCCGGACAACCTTGATGCGCACTTACGTGATGGTGGAGCCCAGGCTCCACGCACCTGCGTAACGCACACCCACATCGCAGGTGTACCAGCCACGGATCGCAGACAGGCCCCGCGTGAAGTCGCTGAACGGATTCAGCATGAGCTCGAGAACGCCCCACTCGGCGAGAATCACCGACGGCCACCAGCCAAACAGCATAGTCGCAGCTGACATCTGTGCAGACGACATCGCCGGCCAGTTGAAGATCGTCCCTTCCAGCATGTTCCCTTTCCACAGTCGCTCCGTGCCCGTGGTTGGCAATTCTGGCCGCGCCATGAGCAGTTCAGCAACGGCCGGGGTCGTCGCAAAACCGCATCCTGGATACAGTGCATTCGCCGCAGCCACATCGCCCTGAGCGTTGAGAACACCGGGGGCAGCGAGCGAAGTTCCTGAGAACGTGCCGATGCCAGCCGTCGTCGCAATGCCCGTCGGCTGACCCGCAGCACCAGAGCCGCGCAAGATTCCCACATCGACCGCGAGGCCGATGTCGCGCGCAATGGAATTCAACACGAGGGTCTCGGCGTCCGGTGTCGATTGCTGCATCAACTGGTGGGAAAGCTCAGTCAGCGCAGCCACGTTTTTCGGTGCCAGCGAAAGCTGACCGATGGTCGGCTGGCTCTCAGTGATCTGCGTGGCTTCATCCGCCAGCCAGAACGCGGTATTGCCAGCCGTCATCTTCGGGATCGTGACGTTACCCTTCAGGCCCGTCAGCCGGCTAACCCCCAGGCGAAGCGCCACGGAGGTGTTGCGCAGGAGATCAATAAAGCTCCCCGGCTGATTATCCGTTGAGACGAGGAATTGGGATCCGGACACGCCCGCAACCGTCATGTCGCGGGTGGCTAACCTTGGAATTTCCCTCATCAACACATCGAGCGGGACGAAGAAACTCGTCGCGGATTTGGGGACCTGGTTGAGCGCCTTGCTGATTTCCGTGTTAGCGTCGAGCTCGAGCCCGGCGTCCTTCCAGTCCTTGTTTGAAGCCGCGCGCAATGCGCGCATCAACGAATAGCGCTTGACTTCCCTGCGCTCCATTCCGAGCAGGGTCGGCGTCTGCGGTGCGGCTTTCGTGCGCTCGGCCACCGCGGTGACGATCTCCTCGGAGATCTGTTCGTAAGTGAGATTGCTCCTTTGCATGAAATTCTCGACGAACCTCTCATCGAGCTGCGCGCCCACGCACAGATTGGTGATGATCCTGCGCCGCTCCTGCATGAGCTGCTCGGCAGTCAGCACGTTCTGCGTTGACTCCTGTCGACCTGGCTCAATCACTGCGCCAGAACGCGCCTGCAGTGCTGCCTGTTCCTCGGCGCTTGCGCCCGCCGGGGCGTTGCCCTGCTTGGACATATCGCGTCTCCTCTCGGCGTTGTGCGCCGTGGTTGATAGATCTTCATCATCGACATAGCGACCGACACCGACGTCGGGGTCGGCCGGGATGCCCACGAGGCTGCCCTCGAACGGCTCCCAATCAGTAATGCGGTAGGTATCGACGTCTTTCTTTGACGATTCGAGCTTCATTTCGTGTACGCGGTAGCCGACGGAAGTGTTCACCAATATCCCGTCGTCCACATCGCGCAATGCTTCCTCCGACCGCGTTGATCTGCCAAAACGCGCGACCCCGCGGCCCACTCGATCCTTATTGATGCTCGCCGTCTCAACGACGCCGAGGACGATGCGCTGATCGTGTCCCATGAGTAGCGGTGCACGCCCACTGCTCATGAATCCCATCCGCACACTCTTCGGCGAGTGGTCGAGGATCTCGAATCCAAACCAGCGCTCGACTGCCGTCTCGGACGAAAACGAGAATCCGCGCTTGCGATCACGTTCAGTCATGGCCACGCACCTCTATCCCGCCCGTCGTATGCAGCACGCAATCGCGACGCTCAAATTCAGGCGCATGACGGGCAACGAAATCATTCGCCTGCTCCTCCGAAACGTCGGAGAGCGTGAGGCGTCGACCGTTCGGGAATGTGATGGTCGCCTTCTTGGTCTCGCCGTCATACGTCATGCTGATTGCTTTGCTCACGGTCATTTCCTCGTGATGAGATGCAGCGGGCGCCGTGCTGCTGGTTCTTGGGGTGCCTCGCCATCTGGTTCTGTCGATTCCTCGCCATCGGCTGGCTTGGCATCGTCACTTGCTTCTGGCTTCTGTTCCTGGCCGGTCTGCGAGACCTGCCCAGGATCGGCATCGGATACGAGGCCGAGCGATTTGGTGAGCTCGACTTCCTCGGCGCGCTGCTCGAGCACTTCCTCGACATCCGCGCCGCTCATCGCGAGCACATCCTGCAGCGTCATGAAGTTCGAGCGCACGGCATCCTTGAATGCCTGCACTTCCTTCGTCGGGTCGACCCAGCCCCATCCACGCGGCCGAAAGCGCACGGCTTCAAATTTCGCTTGGTCCGCGCCGTATTCCTCGACGCGGATGCTCTCGATGGCGCGCGACAGCACTGCCTGGCGCAGCCATTCGTTATGAACCTTCTGGCGAAACTGCTCGATGAACCATGTCTGCAGCACCCGCCACAGATCGCGATCGTCGAGCAGCGAGAGCCGCGAGCTCGAGTAATTGCTCTGCGAATAGTCACCCGACACTGAGGCGTAGGAGATGCCGACGCCAACCGCCATCTCTCGGCACAGGTAGCGCATGAACGGGTCGAGCTGCGGATTCGGCGAGGTAGAGATGGAGTCCTTCCATGTCTCGCCGGGGTTGAGCTTGAACACCTCACCGGCTTCCATCTCCATTTCCACATTACCATCTGGTTGCGCGGTGCCGAGAGATTCCGTCCCTTCTGGCGTCTCGATAACGCCCATGCGCATTGCATGGCCGCGCGCCTTGATGACCTCCGCCTCAACATAGGCGTCCATATCATTCATGCGACGCATGGCCGTGTGCATCCATGGCTCACCGCGCGTCTGCGGCCAACGGTTGAGCACGGATACATGGATGATCTCATTCGCCGGCACGCGGAACAGGCGGTCCGGCTCACCTAACCATCGAACGTCATTGCGGTGGCGTTCTCGGAACCAATAGGCAATCGGGCGATAGAACTTATCGAGTTCGATGCCCATGCGCATGACCGAGTTGGGCGCGATTGGGCCAATCACCTGGTAGTCATCCGCCACGCGCTCGGATTCGATGAGCTCCAGCGCGAACGGGATGCGTGAATTCCCGAATGGCACGTAGTGCTTACGGAAAAAGACTTCCCCAGCCTCGAACACCTGACCGACTGCCTGCTGCTCCATGTTGGTGAACGTCAGCCGCCCGCCAACATGGCAGGAATCAGCGACTCCCCAATCCCACCAGCGCTCCTCGATCTCGTCATTGACTCTGGCATTTTTCTCGCCGCGCGTCGTCTCAACCTGAGCCTGCATTCCGATGCCGGTCCCGATAATGTTGGCGACGCAGAGAGAACGCGCACGCTTCGCGTAGCTGGAGTCTCGGCACAATGCCCGCGATCGACCACGCAATACACGCAGGTCGTTGACAAGTTCAGAGTCGGCGCTCGACTCTTGTGATTGCCAGCCATCCGTGAAGCGCGTCGACTTCGCCGCGTAATAGCTGCGCAAGTTGTAGCGATTGCGATCGACCGCGCTCTTTTTCGCCTTCTCGACCCGTGTCTCCGCTGCTGCCTGCAGTTCGTCGAGCTTCGCCTGACCGAGCGGTGTCTCGAACCAGTTACGCACGTCCTGCCCTCACTCTGATGTGTCGGCTCATGCCTGCGGTGTCGGCCAATTCCTCGGTTCGTACTTTCGTTTGGAGCTGCGTTTGCAGCTCGAACAGTTCGCTCAATGGGATGCGCGACAGCGAGCGGCCACCGACGCTCATGGCGAGCTGCCCATCGGTGGCGCGGGTCTCGATAGTTGCTTCAACGGCCTCGAGCGTACGCCTGGCCCATGAGCGCCGATCCTTGCCACCCGCGGCTGCCGGATCGGCCAACACTTCGAGGAATCCACTCTCGACGGTTTTTGCGACGGCACCTAAAACCGCGCGCGCATACCAGTTGTATCGCCCGGGCTTGAGATCGTCCGTGGTGGTCGCTGGCACACTGACGGCATGCTGACTGCCGGAAGCTGATGCGATTGCGTTGAAGGTGCCGGCGGCGTTCTCGAAGTAGTAGGTGACAACCCACGTCGGCGCCGGGAATTCCGAATAGTCGCTGGTCCATTCCCAGGTATCGCCGGCGATCAACTGTTTCGGAACTTGCGTGGTCATCGCTCACCATTTGTAACGATGGATGAAACCACCCCGGCGGCGCGGCAACTTTTGTTGCTTCTGCGGCTGCCGGAACGGATCTTGAGGCTTCGCCGGCGCTGCTTCTGGCTCGGCCGCGGCCGCGACGACTTCAGTCTTACTGGCTTGCACCGATGGACGAACCTTGCTGCGCGCCGCGAGGAGCGCAGCACCACCGCGGCCGAGCATGGCCGCATAGGCATAGACAGTGCCGTCCAAACCTTCCTGCCGCACGCCGAGACTCTTGGGTCGCCACACACGGACGGCGCGACCCATACTCTGCTTGGTGACGACGACTTCACTCGTCAGTTGCTCGAAGAATTCCTCATCGGCACCGGAGTCAAAGTGCACATAGCCAGGTCCTGGCTCCGTCACCTTCTTCAGTCGCCCATAGATCAGCGCTTTGATCGTATCGACGCCGATCAGCCACACCGGCACATTGATGGCCTTACCCTTGCCGGCCTTCTTCGGCCAAGCGAGTCGCCCCTGCCCTCCGGCGCCCTTGATCGCCCAGACGCGGAAGCGCTTGCGCGCGGCGCAGTAGCGATACACCTGCTCCGTGAAATGACCACCGGAGTCGACACAACACGCTTCAATCACGAGCTCGCGACCATCATCCGTTCTGAAGCGCCGGCGTAGAACGTCATCGTGTTCCTTCCACAGCGCCTGGTTGCCGGGATCACCACGCAGTACGACGTGCTCGATCCTCCACGCTTCCTCATCCGCGCCCCAGCCGTAGACGAAAGATTCGAGCCTATCGTCCTGCACATCGGTGCCGCTGGTTATCAGAAGCACACCCGATGGGACGGACGCTGCCGTGTAGGCTTCGCGTCTGGCATGCAGTCCCACCGGCTCGAGCTTTTCTCCGCTGTCTTCCCAGGTCTCGCCGAGTGACGTATTGATGAAAGTCTGCAGCGTCTCCGGCAACTTTTTTGCCTCGAGAAAATTGCGGACCATCTCCTCCATCTTGACGAACGGCGAATAGGCTTCCCACAGATGGAAGCCGGCGATGCCGTTGAACGGTTTGGTCGACCGTGCCTCGGCGCGCGCGATCGCCTTGAGCCGATCACCATCGTTCCACAAGGCTCCACAATGTGAGCAGAGATAACGTGCGGTCTCTGGTTTCCCGTCTTCCCATTTGACGTTGGCCCAGAAGAGACGTTGAAATTCGTCGCAGTGCGGACAAGGAACGAAAAAGTAGCGCTGATCGGAGATCTCGAACTTCTCTTCAATCTGACTCGCGCCCTTGATCGTCGGCGTCGAACCTCCGGCCGTGCGGCGATTCCAGAAAGCGGTTTGCCGCTTCTTGCCGAGGCTGATGGGATTTCCCTCTGTGCCAGCGCTGGCCGGATAAGTGTCCACCTCGTCGAATAGCACGATACGGATCGGCCTGGCGCGCAGCCCAGAAGCCGCATTCGCACCCGCAAGTGTGAGATGGCCGCCTGGAAACTTCTTGTGCAGCAGCGTATTCCCGCTGTCGCGCGACTTCACGTCGGCAACCTTGCCGCGCAGCACTGGTGTGTCGCGAACCATCGGCGCCAAGCGATCCTTCGAGAATGCCTCGGCGAGATCGAGCGTCGGCTGAATCAGCAGGATCGGCGCTGGATCCTGATGAATGTGATAGCCGATGAAATTCTCAAGCAGTGTCGTCCAGCCGACCTGTGCCGACTTCATCACCCACAGCTCGCGCACTGCCGGGTCGGTGAACGCATCCATGATGGCACGCTGATACGGCGCGCGATCAGTGCTGTACTGCCCGGGCTCCGCGCTGCTTTCGGGACTGAGCTGCCGATACCGATTTGCCCACTCGCTTACCGTTAGGCGCGGCGGTGGCCGCAGCAATGGCTGCATCTCCGCCAGCATCCGCCGCGTATTCTCCCGTGCCTTCGCCTGGCTGATAGGCAGAGAGATCGGTAAGGATTCGCTCGAACTCTGCTGCGATGATGTCGCGTGCGAGATTAGGATTCTCCGGATTCACAAGCGGTGCGAGCTTGGACGGCGCTGCCATCACGCGCGCTCGAAACGACGCGTACACCCGTCCGAGCTCCTCGGCGATCGTCGCGAGGTCAGCAACCTCATTGCGCCGTTCGGCGTTTTCCAGCGCAGTTCTGTCGGCCTGTTCCTTCGCCAGGCGCGCGCGTTCCTGGTCGAGATCGAGATCTTCATCCGATGGTTGCTGGTCGAGCAGGTGCGCAAACACGC